ATCGTGGGCGTCAGATATGAGCCGCAGAGCTTCAGCAAGGGCCTGACTCGCCCGGAGCAGACGCTCCCGGCCCGCGTGGCGCGGAGGTGACAGCATGAGCCCGGAGATCACGATCACGAGCGAGGAGCTGCGCGAGCGCGTCGAGGATCACCTTGACCGCTGGATCCCTGACGACGTCTGGAACCGTGCCGAGCCCTACGCCCGCCACAAAAACGAAGTAAACCGGCAGCGACACCCCGAGATCGACTACTACGACAACGACTACCTCGTGCTGCTGACCGCTGACACCGTCCGAGAGACCGAGTTCAGCGACCTCACTCACGCCCTCTGTGATCTGACCGTCGCACGGGCTCAGTGAAAGGAGAAACCAATGGAAACCACAAAAGAAAGGGCCGCCCGTTGCGACCGGGCGACCCATGCGAGAAGATCCAGCAGCCTGTCAGCATACGGATCCCGCACCGCAAGTATAACACGCCGGCGCCGCCGTGCCAAGAGGAAAGCCCTGAGAGCTGCCACGCTGGCCGCTGCCGTCCTTCTGCTGGGCGGCATCTCTGTGGCAATCTTCACCGCCCCGGCCGGCAGCAAGCAGGAGACCAACATCCTGCCGCCGACCACCACCGTCGGCACATACATCCCGGACACCCCCGCCCCGGCCGCTGAGGCCGTGGAGCCGGCCGAGCCCGCCGTGCGCTACCCTCTGACCGACGCCGAGCGCGACGTCGTCGAGCGCGTGGTCATGGCCGAGGCAGGCGGGGAGTCCTTCGAGGGCCAGATGCTCGTCGCTCAGTGCATCCTCAACGCAGCCGAGAAGCGCGGTGTCGAGCCCTCTGAGGCCGTCGTCCTTTACAGCTACACCAAGAGCCGGCCGGATCCCACGCAGCGCGTCAAGGACGCCGTCGCGGCCGTGTTCGACCGAGGCGAGACCGTCGTGGACGAGCCGATCCTCTACTTCTACAACCCCGCCCTCGTGACCAGCGACTTCCACGAGAGTCAGATCTTCGTCATCGAGGAAGGCGGGCACCGTTTCTTTGCAGAAAGGAGTACCAGATGAAACACCTCACCGAAATGAAGCCGGGCGAGACCCTGCACCTCCGCAGCGGCCGCGACCTCGAGCTCGAGAGCGTCACCCCTGTCACCTGCGGCGTGATGCTCACCTTCAACGTCACCGAAAGAAAGGAGCACAACAATGAGCGATAAGACCACCGCGGCCCTCGCTGCTGAGCAGGCAGACGCAGAGGCCACCACCACGCAGGAGGCCGAGCTGCTGCCTGCTGCCACGCTGGACGAGCTGGAGCAGGTCGACCTCGGCACCGTCGCAGAGGGCGAGCGCGCCCCGTTCCGCATCACCGACGACCGCTGTGCCGACTGGGCCATCCGCAAGATCGCCGACGAGCGCAGCGAGTACGACCGTCTGAAGGCTCTGGCCGACGAGCAGATCGCGGCCATCAACGAGAAAGTCGCCGCCGCCCGCAAGCGCATGGAGAACGGCACCTCGTACCTCACGAGCTGTCTGGCCGACTTCTTCGCCACCGTCCCCCACAAGGAGACCAAGACGACGGAGAAGTACCGCCTCCTCTCCGGCACCCTGACCTTCAAGAAGGGCACCACCAAGACCAAGCTCGACGAGACCAAGCTGGTGCCGTGGCTCAAGGCCAACGGCTACGGCGAGCTCGTAAAGGTCGAGGAGTCGACCCGCTGGGCCGATCTGAAGAAGCTGCTCAGCTACACCGGCGACATCGCAACCCTGACCGAGACCGGCGAGATCGTGGAGGGCGTCACCGTCTACGAGACCCCGGGCATCTTCACGGTCGACGTGTAAGGAGGCACCAATATGGCAGAAACCAAGAAAACCGAGGCGGCCGCTGCCGCGGCCCCTCCTGAAGCCGCCTGCCTGACGCTCCGGCAGAAGCTCGTCGAAATGCGGAAAGCCTGCCCGGAGATCGTCAAGAAGCAGCACAGCGACGGCGTCAGCTACAAGTACGCCAAGATCTACGACGTGTGGGAGAAGATCACCCCCATAATGAACGAGCTCGGCGTCGACTTCGACGTCATCAGCGAGCAGGCCACGCGCCACGCCGAGAACGGCGACCCGGTCTACTGGATCACCATGCAGACCAAGACCCGCAACGGCGACAAGCTCATGTTCCTCTATGAGGCCGACCTGACGATCCGCTGGCTGAACCTCGACAACGACGACGAGACCATCGAGGCCACCGTCCACGCCGTCGGCTGGAACGATGACCCCGCCAAGGCCAAGGGCGCGGCACACACCTACGCCCTGAAATACTACCTTTTCGAGAAGTTCACCGTCGACCAAGGTGAGGACGACCCCGACAACAGTGACTTCGGCGCGCAGGGCAAAGGATCCGGCGCTGGAGGCCGCCAGCAGGCCACACAGGGCCGTCAGGGGCAGGGCTCCGGCCGTCTGAGCGACGCGCAGCTCGCGCGCCTCTACAAGAAGGCAGAGGCCGCAGGAATGACCAAGGAGCGCACCAACGCCCGGATCGTGGAGAAGTACAAAAAGCAGGATCCGGCCACCATGACCCGCCAAGAGTACGACGAGATCTGCACGTCCCTCGACAATGCGGCCGCACAGCATAACCAGCAAGGAGGAAACGCCTAATGTATAACCACACCGGCCTCCAAGGCCGTCTAACCGCCGACCCTGAGCTCAGGTACACGCAGCAGGGCACGGCGATCACCAGCTTCACCCTCGCCAGCGACACCGGCCGCAAGACCAAGGACGGCAAGAAGATCACCAACTTCATCGAGTGCGTCGCATGGCGCGCACAGGCCGAGTTCGTCTGCAAGTACCTGAGCAAGGGCCGCCCCGTCCTCGTCGAGGGCGAGCTCACGAGCCGCAGCTACGAGGACAAGGACGGAAACCGCCGCAAAGCCGTCGAGATCACAGTCGACTCCGTCCACTTCTGCGACAGCAAGAAGGACGGCGGCCAGAGCTCTGGCAGCGACTTCGCCGATCCGGGCTACTCTGAGGGCTCCGGCGACTTCGCGGAGATCGAGGACAATGGCGACCTTCCGTTTTAACCTGACCGCCGGACGACCGGCAGACGACCAAAAGCAGGCCACAAACAAACGACCACAGAAAGGAGGTGACGACCGTGGCATGGCTGCAAGTGCATCAGACACTCAAGGATCACCGCAAACTGTTCGACGCTGCTGACCAGCTCGAAGTCGAGCCGCCGCACATGATGGGGCTGCTCGTCTCGTTCTGGCTGTGGGCCCTCGACAACGCCCCGACCGGCAGCCTCGTCGACATCACGCCGCGCATGATCTCGCGGGCTGCTCAGTGGGACGGAGACCCCGAAAAGCTGGCGAAAACGCTGATCCGGGCGGGCTGGATCGACGAAAAAGAGGACGGGACGCTCGAGATCCACGACTGGTACGAGTACGCCGGCAAGCTGATCGACCAGCGGCAAGCCGAGAAAGAGCGTTCCCGCAGCCGCCGGGCCGCTGCTGCGGCGTCTGCCGACGCCTCGCCGGACGACCCAACGCCGACCGCAGGACGACCGGCAAACAGCCGCAAGAAAGCCGGAGGCAGAGTAGACCAGAGTAGAGAAAATAAGACAAGAGAAGGTAATACACCCCCTTCCCCCTCTGACGAGGGGAGTGACGGCGGCACGAAGTCGCTCGTCGAGGCCAGATTTCTCGAGTTCTGGAAAGCCTACCCGAAAAAGACCGGCAAGCAGTACGCTCTGAAGGCGTGGAACAAGATCAAGCCCACCGCTGAGCTCCACGAGAGGATCATGCAGGCGGTCGACGCTCAGAAGCGGAGCGACCAGTGGCGCCGGGAGAACGGGCGCTACATACCGAACCCGAGCACATGGCTCAACGGCGGCTACTGGGACAATGAGGAGGTGAACGAAGGTGCAGAAAATCAGCGAGATCCTGAACAGCCCGACAGCTCCGGCCGAGACTGGGGCAAGGGCTTCAAGCCGGCCGACGACGAGTGACGCCGGTAACTGGATCTGGAGCAACGACGAGCGCCTCGCCGGCCGTCCCGGAGTCCCTGAGCCCGTCCCCTGCGAGTTCTGCGGCGCCCCGCGTTACCACAAGGGCATCCCGCTCGGCAACCGCATCCTCTGGCCTCCCTACGGAGCCGAGCGATGCACCTGCCCCGAGGCCGTGGCTGCCTATGAGAAGGCGAAGGCAGAGCGCGAAGCTGCTGAGGCCGCAGCCGCCAAAGCTGAGGAGGAGAAGAAAATGCGGGAACGCATCAAGCGCATCGTCGGCGAGTCCGGCATGGGCGACCGTTTCCTGCGGCGCACCTTCTCCACCTTCCAGCTCACCGACGACAACAAGCGCGCAGCGGCAGCCGCCCGGCGCTATGCCGAAGGCTTCGACGCCATGCTGCCGCAGCCCGGCCGTCAGGAACCCGGCCGCAACGGCCTGTTTATCGCGGGCCCGCCGGGCACCGGCAAGACCCACCTCGCCGCAGCCATCGCCAACCACCTGATCGCACAGGGCAAGCCGGTCATCTGCATGACGATGATCGACCTGCTGGAGCGCATCAAGCGCACCTACTCCGCGACCGGCGGCAGCGAGAGCGACGTCCTGAAGATCTACAAGACCGTCCCACTCCTCGTGATCGACGACATCGGCAAGGAGCCGCCGACCGAGTGGGCAATCTCAACGGTCTACAACATCATCAACGGCCGCTATGAGGCATACCTGCCGACCATAGTGACCACCAACTACGACACCGAGGCCCTGATCGACCGCATGACGCCGCGAGAAAGCCACGACAGCATGACGGCCCGGGCCACCATCGACCGGCTCATGGAAATGTGCAGGGGCATCACCCTCACCGGCCAGAGCTGGCGCTCACGATAGGAGGAACAATATGAAAAAGGTTTACATCTGCTCCCCGTGCCGCGGGGACTACGAGAACAACATCCAGCGCGCCAAGGAGTACAGCCGCGCGGCTGTGGAGAAGGGCGTCATCCCCGTCACCCCGCACATCTATCTCACGCAGTTCATGGACGACAACGTCCCCGAGGAGCGTGAGCTGGCCCTGAAGATCGGCAGCGAGCTGGTGCTCGGCTGCTCCGAGCTGTGGGCCTTCGGTATTGACCACCCTTCGGCCGGTATGGCCGCGGAGATCGAGCTCGCCAAGGCGCACGGCATCCCCGTCCGCAACGGCTTCGAGGCCATCAGCGAGCTGAAGTCTGACGAGGAGCTGGAAAACAGTGAGGAGGACAAGCCGGACATCGGCAGCGTCACGTTGCACCTGCCCGCCTTCAGGGCGATGGCCGTCTGCAACCAGCACCTCGACCACGGCCCTCTCAGCATCGAGCTGGATGGCAGCGTCATCCTCGAGCTCGCTGACCGCCTGATCTCCGATCCGGGCGTCCACATCGAGATCGGAGGCTGAACGCCGTGACGAAGTACGACCCGAGAAAGAACGCGGAGGGCTACAACGACCCGACGCCCTACGCAGCCGAAAAACACATGATGGCGCAGATCCGCGGCAAGCAGGCCAGAGTCGCCGGCGGCTACTTCGAGAATATCATCTCGGCCTCGTGCGACTACTACCTCAGCCGCGGCCTCGCCAAGATCGAAAAGACGCCGGAGCCCATGAAGCCCCTCGGCGCCAAGAACCGCAAGGGCCAGTTCCTCGCCTGCTATACCAAGCAGGCCCAGCCGGACTATGGCGGCACCCTGAAGGGCGGCCGAAGCATCTACTTCGAGGCCAAGCACACCGACGACGAGCGCATCGAGCAGCGCCGGCTCACTCAAGAGCAGCAGGACGACCTCGAGGCCCATCACAAACTCGGCGCCATCGCCTTCGTGCTCGTCTCCATGAGCCTGACGGACTTCTACCGCGTGCCGTGGCCCGTCTGGCGTGATATGGCCGAGATCTACGGCCGCAAGTACATGACGCACGCAGAGCTCTCCCGCTACGAGGTGCCAGTGACGGCCGGCTTCATCAAGTTCCTGCACGGCATCGAGGAGGTGACAGTATGAGAGTCCTGAGCCTTTTCGACGGAATAGCGACCGGCCGCCTCGCACTGGAGATGGCTGGCGTGCCCGTCGACCTTTACATCGCCAGCGAGATTGACAAGGACGCGAAGGCCGTGGCGAGGGCAAACTGGCCCGACATGATCCACATCGGCCCCGTGGAAAATGTGACAGCACCAGACCTCCCAAAGATCGACCTCGTCATCGGCGGGAGCCCCTGCCAAGGCTTCTCGAGGGCCGGGGCCGGCCTAAACTTCGACGATCCGCGCAGCCGCCTGTTTTTTGACTATGTGCGAGTCCTGAACGAAGTCAGGGAGAAAAACCCCGACGTGAAGTTCCTCCTCGAAAATGTGATTATGAAACGCGAATGGGAGGATGTCATCACTGAGAAGCTCGGCGTGCAGCCCGTCCACATCAACAGCCGCGCGCACTCCGCTCAAAACCGGCCGAGGGCCTACTGGAGCAACATCGCAGACCTCGGCCCGCTGAGTAGCGGGGGGGGGCAGCCGTTGGACACTATCATCGACCGCAGCGTCGACGTGAGCGACTTCACGGAGGCCGGCGGGCTCCTGTTCGGCCCGGGAATATCTGAGGGCTCGATGGGGCTCGTCCAAAAGACCGCCGGCGGCATCGTGGTCAAACAGGCCACGGCCCGCGGATATATCGAGGCCGTCGATGGCGACGGCGTCTCCCTCGCCTTCCCCGGGAGCACCACCAGACGCGGCCGCGTGATACATCAGAAAAGCCATACCATCACCTGCGCTTGCGACATCTGCGTATTTTACGACAATGTCATCCGGCACTTCACCGTTGAGGAGCTCGAAAGACTCCAAGGACTCCCCACTGGCTACACGGCAGCCGTCCCGGAACCGGCGAGAAAACGGGCCATCGGAAACGGATGGACGGCTTCAGTCATCGCGGAGATCTTCAAACTCCTCCCACAGGCTGAAACTGCTGCAAAAACGGACGTCGCATAACCCGGGCAAGTATGAACCAACAGCGCGCCAGCCGACAGCGTCGAGCTGGCCGAAAAGGAGGAAACGCATGAACCAGACAACCAAAGAGACCCGGCGCCGCAGCTATGACGCCGTGTTACCAAAGCGGGCCGCCCGCTGCCGTCTGATCCTCGAGACCCTCGGCAACCGTGAGCTCACGGCCAGCGAGATCACCGAGGAGCTCGTCGCAGCCGGCCGGATCCCGTACTTCAACCGCAACTACGTCGCCCCGCGGCTCACAGAGCTGAAGGAGATCGGGATCCTCACGACGGTCGGCCGCCGTAAGGCCACCCGCTCGGACGCCACCGAGGCCGTGTGGGCCAGAGCGGAGCCTTCAGGCCCCACGGGCCAGACGGCCGCAGCCTACGCAGACAACCCGACCGAGACCGAGCAGATGACGCTCGGATCGGCCACCTGAGAGGAGGGCCAGCATGGAACGTCTGACCCACGAGAGAGTCAACGGCATCAAGACGGGCTACTGGAGCGCAGCCACCAAGGAGGTGCTCGTCCAGAAGCTCGCCGCCTATGAGAACACGGGCTATGAGCCCGACGAGATCCGCGCAGCCATTGAACAGGCTGCCAAGAGCAGCGAAACCAAAACCGCGACAGTCATGGCCGAGTGTATTGCGGGCGCCCTGAAGGACACGCTCGAGAAGTACGGAACGGCCGGAGACAAAGAGAAAGGAGCAACCACATGAACGAACAGAACCAGCGCGACAGCATCATGTCGATGGCTCGCGGCGCCTTCGAGGAGCGCGTCGACTATGAGATGGACAAGGTGATCCAGAACATCCTCGACCCCAACACGAAGGCCACGGCCAAGCGCAAGATCACCCTCACCATCGAGCTGACCCCGGACGACGAGCGCCGCACCATCGGCGTCCAAGTGACGACCAAGTCTACGCTCGCAGCCACCAACCCCGTCGCCACGGCCCTCTATGTCACCTCTGACGGCAACGGCGAGCTCGTCGTCGCCGAGATGGTGCCGCAGGTGCCCGGCCAAATGAACATGGACGGCACGCAGCAGGAGGCTCCGAAGCTCCTGAAGCTCGTCCAGCACGGATAAACACCCACAACACAGAACAAGGAGGACAACACAATGCTCGCAAAAATGATCGACAAAATCGTCAGCCTGAAGGAGACCAAGATCTTCGAGATTGACGGCCAGACCTACGCCGACGCATCACTCACCCGCATCCCGCCTCACGTCGACCGCCCTGACTGCATCAGCGTCAGCGGACTCGATAGCATCTGCAAGCTGATCCGCACCGAGCTCGAGAAGGTCGGCACGACCATCATGGTGCAGGTCAAGAGCAACGACACCGTCGAGGTGATGACCACCTACCTGAGCGACTTCTCCCGCAACACGCTCTACCGCGCCAAGGCTGACGCCCCGGGCCTGCGCACCGGCTTCAGAGGGCGCGAGGTAGCTCTGATCGAGCTGCGGAGCCTCTGCATCCCTAACGAGGGCACGGCCTACCTGCTCGACCTGCTGAGCCGCATGACCAACGAGAACAGCGTCAGCACAAACGACAACGGCGTCACGCAGACCGTCGAGGCCCGTCAGGGCGTCGCCCTCAACGCGCTCGTCGAGATCAAGCCCCGCGTCATGCTGCGGCCGTTCCGCACCTTCCTCGAGGTGGAGCAGCCCGAGAGCGAGTTTCTGCTGCGCGTGGATCCCGACGAGGGGATCGGCTTCTTCGAGGCTGACGGCGGCATCTGGAAGCTCGAGGCCAAGAAGAACATCGCCGACTACTTCCTGAAGAACATGGGCGATCTGATCGACGCCGGCAAGGTCGTCGTCATGCAGTAAATGGAGCGCCGGGCGGGCTCCGGCCCGCTCGGCTTTTCTGAAAGGAGCAGCACCGTGAAAGAATACGAAACCCTCACCCGTGAGAAGGTCGACGTCGTGCCCTTCGGCTGCGGTATGCCGGAGACTCACCTGATGCAGGACTGGAGCGACAGGATGCTCGACCTGATCCTGAACGGGCCCACCATCAACGGCATCAAGAAGGACGAAGTGCGGGCCATGCTGCGCGAGACCTACACGGCCCTGAAGCAGTACGAGAAGATCGGCCCGATGGCCTCGCCCTTCATCAACGACCCGACGGCCATCGTGGCCCGGGCCTTCTCTGAGCTCTACCCCGGCGTCGAGTACGTCGCGCAGTACGTCCCCGACCTGCGGGACGAGACCAACGGCACCGCCTACGGCCTGACCATCTTTCCAGACGACGGCAGCACGCCGATCGTCTGCATCTCGGCCGAGGCGCCCATCAGCGCCGCCCCTGAGCTGCTGGCGCACGAGCTGGCCCACGTCGCCACCCCGGAGGACACGGAGCACGGCGAGAGCTGGAGCGCAGCGTCGGAGGCCATATTCAAGAAGTACAACGAGCTCCTCGACGCCATGATCCCCGACGGGCCCGAGCCTGTCCTCTCGCCCCACCGGCCCGGAGACGGCGGGATCCTCACCATGCCGCTGCGTGATAACGTCCCGGAGCCTCCGACGGACGACTGGCAGCTCACCACCTGCCCTGTCTGTGGCGCTGAGTGCTGGCAGACAGACACGGCCCGCCGGATCCTCGCACTGGAGCCCGACGTCCGAACAGCCTGCACAGCCTGCGCGCTGAAGGGGCTCGGCAAATAATACTGGAGGTAATACATGAACAACGAAAGAAACAACACGACGGCCGGCGGGATCGGCTTCTGCGGTCTTCTCGCCGTCGCCTTCATCGTCCTGAAGCTCACCGGCGTCATCAACTGGAGCTGGCTGTGGGTACTGGCCCCGATCTGGATCCCGATCGCCATCACCCTCGCCATCATCGTGATCGTGCTCGTGGTCATACTGGTCAGAGAGCTGACGAAGGGAGGCCGCCCGTGATGACCACGGAGGAACGCCGGGCCCTGCTGGATCGTGCGATCACGACCTACGGCGCGCCGGCACAAATGGACATGGCCGTCGAGGAGATGGCCGAGCTGACCAAAGCCCTCTGCAAAATCAAACGGGCACAGGCTGGCTGCGAAGTGACCGCAGCGATCGGTAACGTGATCGAGGAGATGGCCGACGTCCAGATCATGCTCGACCAGCTCCGCATCATCTTCCACCGATCCACCGAGGAGGTCGAGGAGGCGAAGCTGGAACGGCTGAAAAACCGTCTTGACGGCCGAAACAACTGGCAAGACTCCAGCCTCCACAAGTGGATCGAGAAGCAATTCTCAGCAGGAGGTGACGGCCATGAATAAAGCAACCTGCCGGGGCTGCGGCGCTCCGATTGTCTGGATCAAGACACCGGCCGGGAAGGCCATGCCGTGCGATCCGGCGCCGGTCTACTATAAGGCAGCGCCCGGCGGGAAGGACAAGATCGTCACCACCCGGGGCGAGGTCGTGAGCTGCGAGATCGTGCCCGGAGGTGAGGCCACAGACGCTGGATACCGGCCCCACTGGGCCACCTGCCCGCAGGCCGGGCAATTCAAGAGAGGAGGCCGAGCCCGTGAATAAGATCATCATAAACACCGGCATCACAGCCGGGGACGTCTGCCCCAAATGCCTCGGATCTGGAAAAGTAAAAGCGATGCAGATGGCGAGGTGCATCAACGGGCCGACCGTCCGCGTCGAGGACACGCGAGTCGCCTGCGACCTCTGCGGAGGGAGCGGAAGGCTGAAAGGAGGCAAACATGGCAAAGAATAAACCGCAGCCGCAGGACGGGCCGGAGCTGTCCGAGTACATCACCACAGCGGAGCCGAAGGCATACGCCGACGGCGTCCCCGTGTTCTGCGCCCATGACGCCATCGTGCCGATCAAAGACCTCCGGCCGAACCCGAAGAACCCGAACCAGCACCCGCCGGAGCAGATCAAGCTCCTCGCCTCTATCATCAGAGCGACGGGCTGGCGTGCCCCGATCACCGTCAGCAAGCGCAGCGGGCTCGTCACCAAGGGCCACGGCCGCCTCATGGCCGCGCAGCTCGACGACCTGACCGACGCCCCGGTCGACTATCAGGACTACGCCAGCGAGGCCGAGGAGCTGGCCGATCTGACGGCTGACAACCGCATCGCGGAGCTTGCCACCACTGACAACAAGATGCTCGCCGAGGTTTTCGCCGACATCGACACCGGCGAGATCCCGTTCATGCTCAGCGGCTACACCGAGGACGACTACGGCAACATCGTGACGGCCCTCTCTGAGGCGCTGCACACCAAGGAGCCGAGCAGCGACCCCGACGCCGAGATCCCGGCCCCGGCCACGCCGGTCACACAGTACGGCGACCTCTGGATCCTCGGCCGGCACCGCGTCCTCTGCGGAGACTGCACCCGGCCGGAGGATCGCGCCCTGCTGCTCGACGGCAACAAGCCCGAGATCCTGCTGACCGACCCGCCCTACTGCTCGGGCGGCAGCAAGGAGTCGCAGAAGTCGACCGGCAGCATCGGCACCGAGAGAAAGAACGGCAAGGCCCCGAAGATCGCCAACGACATCCTCAGCACGCGCGGCTACCAAAACCTGATCCGCGGCGCGCTCACAGACATCCCCTGCCTCTATGCCTACATCTTCACTGACTGGCGTATGTGGGTATATCTGTTCGACCTCGTCGAGGCGGCCGGCTTCGGCGTCAAGTCTGAGATCGTATGGGACAAGGGCACGCCGGGCATGGGCGTCGGCTGGCGCTCGCAACATGAGCTCATTCTGTTCGGCGCCAAGGCTGCCACGCACTTCGACGGTCACAAGGGCTACGGCAACGTCCTGAGCATCTCCCGCTCCGGGAATGAGCTGCACCCCACGCAGAAGCCCGTCGAGCTGCTGGAGAAGCTGGTCGACAACACGGACTTCGCCACGGGCGTCTATGATCCATTCGGCGGCTCCGGCACAACGCTGGCCGCCTGCGAGGCATACGGGCAGCCCTCCTACATCATGGAGCTGACGCCCGCCTTCACGGACGTGATTGTCAAGAGGTACATCAGAATAACAGGAAAGACAACCGTGCGCTGCGTCCGTCAAGGCCGAGAGCTACCGCGCGAGGAGATCGCCGCGATCTTCGAGCCTGACGAGGAAGGAGGTGAGCAGGAGTGACGCCCTGACATAATGAGCGAGAAGCCGATCACACAACGGATCAAGGACAGGCTCGCGGCCTACACCGCCATGCTGAGGGACATCGACAACCAACTCGAGCGCCTCGACCGCATGGAGATGACGATGGCCTCCCCGCCCGGCCCTGACCTGACAGGTATGCCCCGCGGATCCGGCACACCATCCGACCGCACCGGCATGATGGTGGAGCGGAAAATGGAGCTCGAGGAACAGATCGACCGGCTCAAGGCCGAGGAGAAGCAGGAACGCAACGCCATCGAGGGCCTGATCCTCCAGCTCTCCGACCCCGACGAGCGCGCCGTCATCCGGCTGCGCTACTTCGACCGGGCTGACTGGGAGAGCACCTGCGGCGTCCTGTTCGGTGATCGGCGGGACTACGTCGACAGAGTGGACGCCTACCAGAACAGGACATACAAGATCCACGGCCGTGCCCTGCTCAACCTCGCCGCTGTGCTGGACGAGCTGGAGCCCCTGCCTGAGCTGCGGCAGTAAAACGCAGTAAAAGGAACAAAAGGGAAGTAAAAGGAATTGAAAAGCAGTAGCGACCCGTGCTATTCTATATCCTGCAAAAGACCGCCGGACACACGGGCAACGCCGTGACAATTCCGAGCGGCCAACCAAAAGAAAACCAAACAGAAACCGACGGCAGACCGCTGGAGAGAGATGGTTGATAAAACCCCCTTGTTTATGTTACAATTATCCCAAAGATGACTAAAATAGTCATCGAGAAGGGAGCGAAAACATGGGACTTTTTTCACAACTATTCAGGCGAAAGCCAGAGACCTCAAATGGCGGCAAACAAAAGGTGATCCAAAACGGCGAGTGGATAATCCACCTCAATGTAGTAGGAGAACCGACACAATTCTACAAGAAGGGAAAGGAGTGGCTCGATCCGAGCAATACGTGGACTTCCCCCTCTGGTCGTTTCTTTCTTCATTCAGGCATCGATGGGAACGCCGACGATTGCATTGCACTCACAACACAAACTGAAGGTTTGAAAATCAAGAAGATGGACGAAGGCATAGAGTCGGCTATCGTGCTAGATAGCGGCACCGCCCATGTCTTGACTGAAGATGGCAATCTTTACACCATCAACAGCGAGAAAAGCAGCCAGCGCCACCTATGCGATGATCGGCCGGAGGCATACCTGATGACCACGGACATCTGTGCCGTCGCATACGAAGGAGATACCGAAAATGTCGTCGTCAAAGCCGTCCACTTCGAGACAGGAAAAGGCTGGCAAAGAAAACTCGGATATGAGTGGCCGGACGACGGGAATAACTCGGATGTCTCCATCGTGAGCGACCCGACTGGCATAGCCATAACAACACCAGATGGAAAGATGCACCACCTCAGCTTGGAAGGTCAGCCGATCAAGTAAATATTGTTCAACGAACCGCCACAGGCTAACCGGCCTGCGGCGGTTTTTCTATGCAAGTAAGGAGGCTTCAAATGGGAAAATCAACAATAACGCTTCAGGTGCAAAACTTCGACAGTCTCATGCGGCAAGTACAGCAACTCAAAGACGGCGGCAAAAAAGCTATCAAGAACACCGTCAATGATATGAAGGCACGAGCGCCGGGCTGGATTTCTGACGAGGTTAGGAAACAGTACAACATCAAAAAGTCCGAGATTATGCCCGCCAAAAAAGGCGAAGGTGGGAAAGCCGCAAATATCCGCGTTTCAGGAGAAACCATAGAAACGATGACACTAATCTACACAGGCAACCCGCTCACGCCGTTGCATTTCTCGATGACACCCAAAAGGCCGGCGGCACTGACCGACAAAAAGCGCGCAATCCCGGGCGAAGGGGTAAATGCTAAAGGCGGGGCTGCCCTCAATGTGGCGATGGCGCGAGTCCGCAAGAAGTACAGCATAACCCTCCAAATCAAAAAAGGGAAAAAGGAACGGCTACGCGGAAAGTACGGAACGCCACCTTTTATTGCTCCGGCAGCCAGTGGATCGGCAACGATGATCCCGTTCCAGAGGTCACCTGCTGGGAAATACCCGGTCACAGCCATCCACACGCTCTCAGTGCCGCAGATGATAGACAATGAAACCGTCAATGCAAACATTTACAAAAAGCTCAACGACGAGACAGCCAAGCGACTCCAGCACAACCTCGACCGAGCCCTCGGGAAATAGCCCACAGCGGCGCACAGGGCGCCCCACCACGGCACCCGGCACCGAGCCCGGCCCGCACCGCCAGACGCGCACAGAGCGCGCCACAGCGCCGAGCAGACGCCTCCACGGCCACGCGCAGCGCCGCAAGGTACTGTGACGGGCCCCTCTGGCCTGCGGTGCTGGCGAGCCCAAAAAACGCGCAGCCGGGGAAAATTTTTTTCGGGCCGTTTCGTTTCGCCCGAGCGGCAGAAAGGAGGGAACGCCATGCCGAACCCAACCAACAACAAGCTCGTCGACAGTAAGACCATCGCGGCCCTGTTCGACATGACGCCCCGCCGAGTGCAGCAGCTCACCAAGGAGGGCGTCATCACCGCGGTCAAGGAAGGCAACGCCAACCGCTACGACCTGCTGCCGACGATCCAGAGGTACATCCGATACCTGACGGCCAAGGCCAACGGCCGGGAGCCGTCGAAGAAGGACAGCGAGATCGAGGGCCGGCGTCTGGAGGCTGAGGCTGACCTCAAGCGCAGCAAGGCAGACATCGCCGCCCTCCAGCTCAGCGAGCTCGAGGGCACCATGCACCGCAGCGAGGACGTCGAGGCTGTGATGACCGACCTCGTCTACAATATCAGGTCGATGCTCGTGGCCCTGCCGGGCCGTCTGGCCGTCGACGTCACCGGCGCAGCAACACCCGCCGAGGCGTCCGAGATCATCCGCACAGAGGTCTACAAGATCCTGACGGAGCTGGCCGGCTATAAATACGATCCCGAGGTGTACGCCCGGCGAGTAAGGGATCGGGAAGGCTGGGGCGAACAGCTCGCCGATGACGCGGACGACTAAAAAAGCCGCCGCGAAGCTCAATACCGCCATCGCCGGAGCGGTCAAACGCTTCGCCCCGCCTGAGAGTCTGACCGTGGACGAGTGGGCCGACAAGCACCGCCGCCTCTCCCCGGAAAGCTCAGCCGAGGCCGGCCCGTGGCGCACCAAGCGCACCCCGTACCTCGAGGAGCCCATGCGGGCCTTTACGGATCCGAAGGTGCACAAAATAGTCATGGTAGCCGCTTCTCAGGTCGGCAAGTCCGAGCTCGAGCTCAACATCATCGGCTACATCATCGACCAAGACCCCGGCAGCATCCTCTACGTCCACCCGACCATCGACGACGCCCGAAAGTTCAGCCGCCTCCGCGTGGCCCCTATGATCCGCGACAGCAAGCCCCTGAAGGCGAAGGTGCACGACGTCAAGGCCAAGGACAGCGGCAACACGATCCTCCAGAAGTCTTTCCCGGGCGGTATGCTCACCCTGACCGGCTCCAACAGCGCCTCGGCTCTGGCCTCCACGCCTGCCCGCTATATCATCGGCGACGAGCGCGACCGCTGGGCGACCAGCGCCGGCACCGAGGGCGACCCGTGGGCGCTGGCCGAAGCACGTCAGGCCACATTCTACAACGCCAAGGCGGTCGAGGTCTCGACCCCGACCATCAAGGGCAACAGCAACATCGAGACGAGTTTCTACCAAGGCACGCAGGAACGCTGGTGCCACCGCTGCCCCGAGTGTGAGGAGTACAGCGAGATCGTGTTCGACAATATCCACTTCGACCCGGAGGTCAAGCGGATCCGCGGGAAAAAGTCGTGGAGCCTCAAGAGCGGCGTCTCGTGGAGCTGCCCGGCCTGCGGCTGCCTGATCCCCGAGGACGTCATGCGAAAGCAGCCGGCCAAGTGGATCGCAGACAACCCGGACGCATACAAAAAGGGCGTCCGTTCTTTTTGGCTCAATGCCTTCTCGAGCCCGTGGACTCCGTGGGAGAAGATCGTCCTCAAGTTCCTCGACGCCAAGGATGACCCGCAGCGCCTCAAGGTCGTCTACAACACCCTGCTCGGCCAACTGTGGGAAGATCGCGGCGACCTCGAGGACGAGGACACCATGCTCGCCCGCCGTGAGGACTACGGCACCCGCTCGGACGGCACCCCTGTGGAGCTGCCTGACGGCGTGCTCGTGCTGACCTGCGGCGTCGACACTCAGGACAACCGCCTCGAATACGAGGTAGTCGGTCACGGGAAGTACGGCGAGACGTGGGGCGTCGTCAAGGGCTACATCATGGGCCGACCAGACACCCCGGAGGTCTGGCAGCGGCTCGACGACGTGGTCGACCACGTCTACAAGTTCAAAAACGGCCGCGGCCTGAAGATCTCCATCACCTGCGTCGACTCCGGCGGCCACTTCACCCAAGAGGTCTATGAGGCGTGCCGGGCCCGCGTCGGCAAGCGCGTCTTTGCCATCAAGGGCAAGGGCGGCGACGGCATCCCCTTCGTCTCGCCCCCGAGCAAGGTGCCGATCCGCGACAACAAGCGGATCACCTGCTGGCTCTACACCATCGGCGTCGACGCCGGCAAGGCGACGATCATGGCTAATCTGAAGGTGCAGGAGCCCGGGCCAAAATACTGCCATTTCAACCGGCACCCCGACGCCGGTTATGACCTCAATTTCTTCAACGGGCTCCTCTCCGAGAAGCTGGTGCTCACGCACACGCGCCGCGGCGACCGCTGGGCGTGGGAGAAGCTGCCCGGGCACAACCGCAACGAGGCCCTCGACTGCCGCGACTACGCCAACGCTGGCCTCAAGATCATCAACCCCGACATGGACGCCATCGAGCGCCGCCTGCAAGGGCTGGAGGAAAAACCGAAGGCCCCGCAACAGCGACGGCAGCGGCAACGGCACAACCGGGCCGACGCCTTCGACGACTGGTAAGGAGGACACACCACAATGAGAAAGACCCGCGAACAAATCGAGTACCAGCTCTCCATCAAGAGGAACCGGCTGGAGCTCTACCTGAAGCGAGAGGCCGAGATGCTGGACGGAGGCGTCCAGAGCTACGGCATCGGCTCGCGCAATCTGGCCCGCTACAACACCGACCTCGGATCCATCCGGGCCGCCATCAAACAGCTCGAGGCAGACATCGAAGCCCTCGAGGCCGCACTGAACGGCGAGAAGCCGCGAAAAGCTGTGGGAGTAGTGCCCCGAGACTGGTGAAAGAAGCCCCAAAAGGGGCTTTTTTCATAGGCCGACGCCGGGAGTTTTCGCTCCTTTTCTCCCGGCCCGGCCATCTTCACCATGAAGGAGGTGAGCACCATCAGCAAAAGAAAAAGCAGAAGCCGCCCACAGAACAGGCGGCAGCAGCCGCGCCCCGTGAATAAGGGCTACGGCGACGCCGGCGCGAGCTGGCACAAGAAGGCGACCAAGGGCTTCAGAGCTATGAGCGGCAGCCCGAAGGAGGACATCGACGCCAACAACTACACCCTGCGGCAGCGTGCCCGGATGCTTTACATGGCAGCCCCGATCGCCACCTCTGCCATCCGCACCAACCGCACCAACGTCGTCGGCATCGGCCTCCAGCTCAAGAGCCGGATCGACCGCGAGGCGCTCGGCATGACGCAGGAGGCCGCGGACGCATGGCAGGCTCAGGCCGAGCGTGAGTTCGCCCTCTGGTCTGAGAACAAAAGGGCGTGCGACGCCACCGGCGTCAACAACTTCGCAGCCATGCAGCAGCTCGCACTCTCCTCGTGGCTGGTCAGCGGCGACGTGTTCGCCGTCGTGAAGCAGTACGAACCGACGCCGCTCACGCCCTACTCGCTGCGCCTTCACCTGATCGAGGCCGACCGAGTCGCCACACCGACGACCTCCGGCATCATCACCCCGATGCTGCTGACCACCGGCAAGGCGGCCAACGGCAACACCATCTACGACGGCGTCGAGGTGAACGGTGACGGCCAGATCGAGGCGTACCACATCCGCAGCACCTACCCCTTCGAGCTCGGCAGCACGACGACAACGTGGGCCCGCGTTCAGGCATACGGTGAGCGGACTGGCCTGCCGAACATCCTGCACGTCATGGAGAGCGAGCGCCCGGATCAATACCGCGGCGTCAGCTATCTCGCGCAGGTCATCGAGCCCCTGCTCCAGCTTCGCCGCTACACCGAGAGCGAGCTGACCGCAGCGGTCGTCGAGTCGTTTTTCACGGCCTTCATCAAGACCGAGGCAGGCGCCGGCGACAACCCGTTCAACGAGGTCGGGAGCAGCCTGCCGGAGGTGAGCCGAGATCCTAACGAGTACGAGATGGGCCCCGGCCAGATCAACATCATGGAGCCCGGCGAGGACGTGACCTTTGCAGACCCAAAGCGGCCGGCCAGCGGCTTCAACACCTTCCTGCGCGCCATCTGTGAACAGGTGGGCGCGGCACTCGAGATCCCGGCCGACCTTCTGCTCAAGAGCTTCAACAGCTCGTACAGCGCCAGCCGTGCCGCCCTAATGGAGGCGTGGAAGGCGTTCCGCATGAGGCGCAAGTGGTTTGTCGATGACTTCTGCACGCCGGTATATGAGATCTGGCTCTCTGAAGCCGTCGCCCGCGGCCGCATCAGCGCCCCGGGCTTCTTCGCAGATCCGGCGATCCGCGCCGCATACCTCGGCGCCGAGTGGATCGGCCCCTCTCAGGGACAGCTCGACCCGACGAAGGAGATCACGGCCGAGATCCTCGCCATCGGCGAAGGCATCACGACCAGAGAGCAGGCGACCATCCGACTCAACGGCGGCCAGTGGGACGCCAATGTCGACCAGCTCGCTCGGGAAAACGAGAAACTGCGCGCAGCGCAGGGGCAGGTCGACCAGAGCACAGCGGCCAGCGGCACGATCTCCGCAGCTCTGCGGGAGGCGATCGTCGCCGAGGCCATCAAAAGCATCAAGGAAGGAGACAAGCATGAGAACGCATAACACTCCCCGGCTCTGCGCCGGGCCTCAGACTGCGGGCACGCCGATCAAGTTCTGGAACGTCGCCAGCACCGGCGACGACGAGGGCGAGATCACCCTCTACGGCGACGTCGTGAGCCGCCAGCCTGTGGACTGGTGGACGGGCGAGCCCGAGCCCGGCCTCTACATCGCGCCCGAGAGCTTCATGGAGGATCTCGCGGCCGTCAAGGGCAAGAGCAACATCACCATCAAGATCAATAGCTGCGGCGGCGACCTCTACACCGGCATCGCCATCCACAACGCCATCAAGGGCCTGACCGGCCACAAGGTCGTCGTCGTGGAAGGCATCGCAGCCAGCGCGGCCAGCGTCATCGCCTGTGCAGGCGACGAGGTGCAGGTCTATCCCGGCAGCATGGTGATGATCCACGGCGTCGCCGGGCTGCTCTACGACTACTACACCCTCGCAGACCTGAAGAAGCTCCAGAAGGACTTCGACGCGAGCGAGCGGGCCATCGCGGAGATCTACCACGCCAAGACCGGCCTCGAGGTCGACCAGCTCCGCAGCATGATGACCCGCGAGACGTGGATGGTCGGGCAGGAGGCCATTGACAACGGCTTTGCCGACACCCTGCTCACAGACGAAGGCCCCGACGTCGCCCTGAGCGCCGACAAGAAGGTGCTCCTCGTCGCCGGCATCCGGCACGACGTCAAGGGCTTCAGACACATCCCGGGGACGATCCCCATCGACAACAGCATCCACGCCGCCCCTGCGGCTGGAAATAAACACGCGGCCGCCAAGAACGACGGCCCCAAGAAGGAGGACAACAAGACCATGACCCTCGAAGAAATGAGAGCACAGCACCCCGACGTCGTGGCTCAGATCGAGCAGCAGGCGGCCGAAACTGCCAGAACGCAGGAGCGCGCCCGCATCGAGGCCATCGACAGCATCGCCGCAAGTGTGGGCGACGCGCAGCTCGTCAGGGACGCCAAGTACGGCGAGACCCCCTGCACCGCTGAGCAGCTCGCGCTCAAGGCTATGCAGAAGCAGGCGGCCCTCGGTGCCAAGCACCTGAAGGACGCCAAGGCTGACAACGACGAGTCCGGCGCTGCCGGCGTCGGCGCTGCCCCTAACGGCGGCGAGGAAGGCAGCGAAAGCGACGACAAGGCAAAGGTGGACGCCATCGTCGGCCTCTACAACTCCACCAAGTCTCAGAACGGAGGTAAGAAGTAATGAGCAAGAGACTGGACGAAAACCTCGGCAGCGTCGGCTATGATGGCCTGATCGTTGCCAACGAGCCCGTAGCTGACGTGTTCACCGTGACCATCCGCAAGGAGGCCACCGCCGCAGCTACCTATAAGCGCGGCACCGTGCTGGCCCTGTCTGCCGGCACCGCCGGCGACGGCAAGCTGGTGATCCTCGGCTCCACCGCGACCACCAACGAAACCCTGACCGCCAACTGCATCCTCGCCGAGGACGTGGAAGTCGGCACCACCACGGACGTGACCGTGCTGGCCTACCGCACCGGCCACTTCGCCCGCAACAAGCTGGCCGTCGCAAGCGGCTACACCCTGAAGGCGACCGACGAGGAGGAGCTGCGCAAGGCCGGCATCCTGCTCTCCGACGCCATCGAATACTAAGAGAAGGAGGACAACAAAATGCCTTTTAACTTCTACGACACCCACACGCTGCTCATGGCCGTGCAGCAGCTCACCCCTGCTGCGACCTTCCTGCGTGACCGCTACTTCCCCACCAACGACGCGAGCGACATCTTCGCCACCGACGACGTGCTCGTCGAGTTCCGTGACGGCAGCAAGAAGCTGGCGCCCTTCGTGGCCCCTCGCAAGGGCGGCGTCACCGTCCTGCGCGCCGGCTACAATATGGAACGCTACACCCCGCCCTTCGTGGCTCCCCGTCGCGTCCTGACCCTCGACGAGCTGCGCAAGCGTGGCTTCGGCGAGGCTCTCTACTCTCAGCTCACCCCTGAGCAGCGCCAGCAGACCCTCATCCTGCGCGACGCTGACGAGCTGGGCGAGCTCATCACCAACCGCGAAGAAGCAATGGCCGCCGAGACCATGCTGACCAACGGCTGCGTGATGAAGCACATCGCCGACGACGTCGACAAGGCCGACGAGATGGAGATCCGTTTCTACTCCGAGGCCAGCAACCCCGCGACCTACACCCCGACGGCCAAGTGGGACGCCACCGGCGGCAAGATCCTGAAGGATCTGGAGGCCATGATCCGTATGCTGACCAAGCGCGGCCTCCGCGCTTCTGATCTGGTCTGCTCCCCGGACGTGGCTGACACCATCATCAACGACGCAGCCGTGCAGAAGCTCCTCGACAACCGCCGCATCGAGATCGGCAACGTAGAACCCGAGCTGCTGCCTGACGGCGCTGCCATCGTGGCCCGCCTGAACGTCCTCGGCCGCATCATCAGCGTCATCTCCTACGACCTGACCTATACCGACGACGAAGGCAACGACAAGCTCTACATCCCGTCCGGCAAGTGCGTCCTCACCGCTCCCGGCGCTGGCCGCACCGCCTACGGCGCCGTCTCTCAGGTCGAGCAGAGCGACGGCGAGTTCCACACCTACGCCGGCCGCCGCGTGCCGAAGTATGTGAGCAGCGCCGAAGGCAACAGCCGCACGCTGACCATCTCCAGCCGCCCGCTGATGATCCCCAACAACAAGAACCCGTTCATCGTTGCGGACGTCCTGACGGACTGAACGCAGCAGAAAGGAGCAGAGCATGATCCAGATTATCAAGGGCACATTCGGCTACTATAACGGCCGCAAGGTGATCCCCATCACTGAAGCAGACGGCCCTCAGAAGTTCGACGACGAGCTGGAGGCCCGTCTGGTGAAGGAAGGCGTCGCCAAGTACATCGGCGAGCAGGACGAGCCTGCCGAGCAGCCCGCACCCGATCACGGCGACGACGCCGACGAGCCTGCCAGCACCAACACCGCGGCCGACGAGGCCCCTGAGTACGACGAGGACATGAAGCTCGACGAACTGAAGGAAGTGGCCGCGCGCTATGGCGTGGACGCCTCTGCCATGCGCAAGAAGGCCGACGTCATCGCTGCCATCGAGGCCGCCAAGGCCGAGCAGCCCGATGACGGCACCGACGACGAGGAGCCCCCTCAGATCGGCGCCGCCGATCCTGTCTGATGGCCTTCAGCTTCAAGGCGATGGTCGAGGCCGACCGCCGGCGCACGTTTCTCAATCTCGACGAGTTCGGTGAGAAGCACACCGTCGAAGGCCGGGCCATCGCTGCCGTGCTGGACGACAACGCCCTGAAGGAACGCCAAGGGGGGCAAGAGCTGAGCGTCGCGGAGTCCTCTCTGCTGCTTTACGCGGCGGTCGAGGATCTGCCTGCTCGGCGCCCGGCGGGCGAAGGGCTCAACGTCGACGGCCGCGAGTACATCGTCAACGACTGGAGCGAGGACATGGGGATCGCCACCGTGGTCCTCGGCCAGACCGTCACCATGTAGGAGGTGCCGCCATGTCCATCGTCAACAGCATCGAAACCGTCCGGGACTGGCTGACCGCTGAGGTCTGCCCTCTGGTCAAGCTGAAGCTCCCGGACGATAAGGCCACAGACGCCTCCTACCCCTACAAGCTGGTCAACCCGGCCGCCTTCTCGCTTTTCGTTCCCTCAAAGGACAGGACGCCGCCGAACATCGCCGCACCGATCCCGTCGGTCTGCGTGCAGCTCGTTCAGGGCGACGACCGCCTGATCCGAAGTGCCCGCAGCGTCAAGATCCGGCTCCTCTTTTCGGCGTGGGATCCCGGCTACCACGGGCCCGACGTTTACAAGCCGAAAGGCGACGGCAGCGGCTCCTACGTCCAGCAATACAACGAGGCCGCGGCGGCCTACTTCGTGAAAAACGGAGAGGGCTGGCGTGACGCATGGAATTTTGTGGACACAGCCCTCCGACGGATCGAAAACGCCGAGTACCTCGGCGACCTCCGCGTTATCAAAGAGGAAGGCATCACCTTCGGCCCCGTCGCCGAGCAGGACGCCGTCCCCGACTTTTACCCGTACTGGTTTGCGTGGGCCGAGTTCTCCGTCGAGGAGACGCTGACCCGCAACCCGGAAAGCTACCAACACCTGCTTTAAGGGCAGCCCCGCGGCTGCCCTAATTTCATGCAAAGGAGGATAAGCAGATGGCAAACGAATACCTCTACGGCGCCTACGGCCACATCGGCGAAACTGTGGCACAGAGCGCCGTGCAGGCGGGCACCACGCCGGTCTATATCGGCACGGCACCCGTCAACCTCGTGCGCGGCTTCGGCAAGGCCGGCGTCATCAACGCGCCGATCAAGATCACCAGTCTGGTCGACGCGCAGAAGAAGCTCGGCTACGCGGCCGACTGGGGCACCTTTACCCTGTGCGAGGTTATGTACGCACATTTCAACAACACCCTCGGGAACATCGGCCCGATCTACGTCATCAACGTGCTCGACCCCTCTGAGGGAAAGCACCGCAAGGAGGAGGCCACCACCAAGACCCTCGCCTTCACCGGCGGCCGTTCCGAGTTCGCCAGCAGCACGATCATCCTCGACACGCTGACCATCGCAAAGGCGACCAACGGCAACTACGTCGAGGGCTCCGACTACGCCGTGGACTACAACTTTACCAAGGGCACGGTCATCATCACCAGCCTGAAGGACGACGCACAGCTCACCGGCAGCCTGACGGCCACCTTCTACGAGGTGGACGACAGCGTCGAGGACAGCGACATCATCGGCGGCGTCACCTCCTCCGGCGAATACAGCGGCCTGAGCGCGATCGCGCTGCTCTATCCCGAGCAGTTCGCGGTCTGCAATCTGATCGCGGCCCCCGGCTGGAGCCACAGTCCTGCCGTCTATAACGCTATGCTGACGGCCAGCCAGAAGATCAACGGCCACTGGGACGCCTTCGTCGTGGCTGACCTGCCCCTCGTGGACAGCACCGCGCAGGCGGTCGACACGATCACCAAGGCAATCGCATGGAAGAAGGCCAACGCCTTCACCGGCGAGCGTTCCAAGGTCTACTGGCCGCAGGGCGTGGACAATCTCGGCAACGTGTACCACCTGAGCACGATGGCCGTGGTCGAGCTCATGCGCGCCGACTTCAGCCACAACAGCGTCCCGATGGAGACCTGCGGCAACAAGGCTATCCCCATCATCAAGCAGTATTTCGGCGCCAACGCCAACAACCGCGGCTTCGACCAGCAGACCGGCAAGGAGCTGACGCAGAACGGCATCAGCACCGCCGTCGCGTGGGGCGGCGAGTGGGTACTGTGGGGCGACCATACCGCCGCCTATACCTATGGCGCAGACGTGGATCCCCGCGCGATCTTCGACGTCTCCATGCGGATGCTCATGCACATCACCAACAGTTTCCAGCGCGAGTGGAGCCCTGAGATTGACAGCCCCATGACCCGGGCTCTGAAGGATCGCATCATCAACCGCGAGCAGGAAAAGCTCGACGGTTATGTGAGCATGGGCGCCCTGCTGGGCGAGCCTGTGATCCTGTTCCTCGAGAGCGAGAACAGCACCACCGACGTGATGAATGGCGACTTTCGCTGGGACATCGCCGTCACCCCGACCCCGCCCCTCAAGTCTGCGAGCGTCTACGTCGCATACACCGACGCGGGCTTCTCTGTCTACTACGAAGGAGGTGACGAGTAATGGCAAACCTGTGGCTCGACCTGAAGGGCCCTATCCTCGCCGACACCGTCTACATCGGCGGCACCCTCGTCGCCAAAGACGTGACCATCTCGCTGCCGGCCGTCACTCCCGTGACCGCTGACTTCAAGGCTATGGGAACCTACACCGCCCCCATCCTCGGCCAGATCGAGGCTATGGAGGCGTCCATCACCAAGATCGGCATCGACCTCGGCCTGCGGAACATGATGAAGCTCGAGAGCAAGACCATCGAGATCCGCTGGGCTCAGGACGTGAAGCAGGCCGACGGCTCCACCAAGACCGAAGGCTGCAAGGCGTTCCTCCGCTGCGTCTCCAAGGGCATCCCGGGCCTCTCTGTGGATCCCGGCAACACCAGCGAGAACGAGGCCACGTTTGCCGTGAGCCGCTACCAGCTCTACGTCGGCGGCGCTGAATACTGGCTGATCGACCAGCTCAACACGATCCTGCGCGTCGGCGGCGTCGACTACGCCAAGGACATCCGCAGCCTGCTGTAACCCGAAGGGCGCCGCGCCTATGCGGCGCCCTCTATTTATCGAAAGGAGACGCACCCAATGAAGAACACCATCAAGCTCGACAACCCCGTGCAGATCAACGGCAAGAGCTACGACGAGCTGACCTATGACATCAGCGAGATCACCGCACAGGCGTTTGCTGAAGCTGACGCCAGAAAGCTGAGCGCCAGCGGCTCCAAGAACGGCAACGCGGCCGGCGCGGCCGAGCTGGACTACGGCCTGCACCTCTACCTCGGCTTCGCTGCCGTCATCGCGGTCAACCCTGAGATCGACATCTCCGACCTCGAGCGCGTCCGCGGCTACGACGTTATGAAGATTATGAGGATCGGCCGGGATTTTATTTCCGGGAAGTCGGAGGAACCCTACACCCCCGACAGCTCCGACGCGCAATCCGAGACTACGCCCGAGCCTTCCACACATCAACGCGAGACCTCGGAGAGCGAAGGCTGACCGACTTCCTGACCGAATACGGGGAGGCCGTCGAGGAGGCCAAGCGGCTCCAAGCGAGCCGGCCGACTCGTGCGGCCAGCTTTAAGAAACCACACATCAGAAGGAGGTGACGCACATGGCAAACGGAAAAACGATGCAGGCGGTCGTCAATCTGGCCGGCAGCATCGACCCATCACTCGGCAAAGCCATCGAACAGGCTCAGAAGAAAATCAGCGGCCTGAACGTGAAGGCGCTGGCCGTTGGTGCAGCCGTGGGCGGCATCGCTGTGGCGACAGGCAAGGCAGTCGTCGAGGCTGGAAAGTACATGAAGGATCTCGGCGCGTCCTTCGATGACGCTGCTGATGCTATCCGCATCGGAACCGGCGCCACCGGCGACGCGCTGGATGGGCTTCTGGATGACTTCGACGCCGTCTATAAGAGCGTCCCGACCACAATGGAGGACGCCAGCAAGGCGATCGCAGACTACAACACCCGCCTCGGCCTCACCGGCCCGCAACTTCAGGAGATCTCCAAGCAGGCCATCCAAGTGAGCGATATGCTCGGGGACGACCTCGGCGGCGTGATCGAGGAGTCGAGCCAAGCCTTCCAGCAGTGGAACATCGACGCCGACGACATGGGCGGCGCTATGGACTACATCTTTAAGGTCAGCCAGAGCACGGGCATGGGCTTCACGGATCTGATGGCAGATATGCAGAAGTTCGGCCCGCAGCTTCAGGAGATGGGCTACTCCTTCGAGACGGCGAGTGCCCTGATGGGCCAGCTCGACAAGGCCGGCGTAAACACCGACGAAGTGCTCGGCGCTATGAAAAAGAGCGTCGCCACACTCGCCAAGGAGGGCATCAGCGCCAGCGACGGGCTCGCCTTGTACTACGAAAAGATCAAAAACGCCGGGACGGCCGCAGAGGCCGCCAGCATCGCGTCGGAGATCTTCGGCACAAGGGCAGGCTCCACGATGGCCGCAGCAATCCGAGACGGCTCTCTGGCCGTCGCAGACCTGACGGCTGAGCTGCAAGAAAACGGCGAGACAATCGCCGGCGCAGCTGATGACACCTACGACTTCGCCGAGCGGCTTCAGGTTATGAAGCAGGGGCTCGAAGTGGCCCTCAAGCCTATGGCGAACACTGTGTTCGACGGGCTCAACAAGTTCATGCCGACCCTGCAAAAACTGATGGAGCAGATCACTCCGGCCATCTCCAAGGCGGTCGAGGCTGCGGCCCCGTTTGTCGACGAGTTCCTGACCGGCGCGGCCGACGCCCTCGAGGACGTTCTGCCCCTGATCTCTCAGCTCACGGCCGACCTTCTGCCAGTTCTGACGCAGCTAATGAGCACTCTGCTCCCGCCGCTTCTCAACCTCGTGCAGACGCTCCTCCCGCCACTCATGCAGATCGTCTCCGCGATCCTGCCGCCTATTGCCAGCCTGCTTGCCACCGTGCTCCCTATCATCACGCAGATCGTCAGCGCCGTGCTGCCTGTGCTGGTGAGCATCATCTCGAGCCTGCTGCCGGTCATCACCCCGCTGCTGGAAGTGGCTCTGCAAATCGTCAACAGCGTCATCATGCCGCTGCTTGATCCCCTGATGCAGCTCGTTCAGGCACTACTCCCCCCGATCCTGAGCCTGATCGGCGCCATCACCCCACTGCTGACTCCGCTGCTGTCTATTCTGGAACCCATCGCCAGCGTGCTCGGCACGATTGTCGGCTGGGTATCGAAGATCGTCAGCTTCGGCTCCGGCGTCATCTCCAAGATCGCCGGCCTGTTCGGAGGTGGAGGCGGCAGCGCGTCTGTCTCTGGCTATGCGACCGGCGGCTTCACAAGAGGGCCGTCCATCGCCGGCGAGGATCCACGCTACCCGACCGAGGCGGTCATCAGTTTCAACCCTGCATACCGTTCGCAAAACCTGTCCTACTGGGCAGAGGCGGGCCGGATGCTCGGGGCATCTGACGGCGAAAGCGACTACGAGCTGCTCAGCGGCGGCTCCGGCACTGCTGTGGTCTACGACCTGAGTGGCCTGTCCTTCTCTCCGCAGATCAAGGTCGAGGGCGACACTGACGAGGACGCACTGATCCGAAAGCTCCGCGACCTCGAGCCGGAGTTCATCGACTTCATTCTCGAGGCACTCAGCAGAAGGGAGGGCGGCGCCTATGTCACAGCAGACAGTCGGCTTTATTGATTATGTGGCGCAGGGCGGCGACACCTTCGACAGCATCGCGCTCGTCGCCTATAACGAGGAGCGCATGGCGAGCACCATCATCGAGGCCAACCCCGACCTCAGCGACGTGCTGATCTTCGAGGGCGGCGAGGCTGTGCGGATCCCGATCGTCGAGACCGTGGAGACGCCGGAGACCCTGCCGCCGTGGAGGAGGTGACGCCGTGAAGATCCTATACGAAGGCGTCGACATCTACCCGGACATCAGCGTCCACCGCTGCTATCACGATATGTACGCCGAAAAGCAGAGCGACGAGCTGCTGCTCAAGCTCAACGACACCCGCGAGCTGTGGGACTCGTGGAACCCCAAGAAGGGCGACACCATCGCAATCGAGGACGGCGCTGCCAAGACGGGCAAAATGTTCGTCGAGAGCGTCGTCCCCGAGTCCGGCATCATCACCCTGCGGGCCTATTCCATCCCGCAGTCTGCGAAGGATAAGCGGAGCAAATCGTGGGAAAAGGTCAAGTTCCTGCAACTGGCTCAGGAGATCGCCGGCCGCCACAGCCTGACGCTCGAGACCTACGGGATCACCGACCAGACCTACGACTACGTCGAGCAGAACAACCTCGCAGACTTCGCATTTTTTCAAAACCGCTGCACCCTCGAGGGCGCGGCGTTTCTGGTGTATGACGGCAAGCTGGTCGTCTACGACGAGGCGTACATGGAAAGCCAGCAGCCAGTCGACACCATCACCATCACCCCGGCCAATGACTTCGAGTACCGCGACGAGGGCACCAACGCCTACGGCTCGGCCGAAGCCGTCAACGGCGGCCTGACCGGCACCTTCGCAGCCCCGAACGGCGGCGACAAGGTACTGCGCCGGATCCTGCCATTCCGCATGACCGACCAGAGCGAGGCCGACCGCTTCGCCAAGGGCCTCCTCCGGGACGCCAACAAAAACGCGACCGTCGGCACCCTCTGGACGGGCTCGCTGCTGCGAGACTATGCGGCGGGATCTGTGGTCACGCTGGCGACCGAGGGCGTTAAGTCGTGGGACGGCACAGCCTTCATCAGCCGGATCCGGCACGACTACGTCAAGACGCGGAGCAAGCTATACCTCCGCAAGCCACTGGAGGGATATTGATGAACAGCAACAACCAAATGATCCAGAAGGGCAAGATCTCCAGCGTGGAGGGAAAGGCCGACAGGAACGGCGACAAAACCACGGCCAGAGTGCTCCCGAGCACAGCCGACAGCATGGTCACGCGACCGCTGACGATCCCGTGGTATCTGCGCGGGGAAATGGGAAACCTGACCCCCGGCACAGAAGTCGCCTACGCCATGTTCGAGGACGGCACTGGCATCATCCTCTCCCGCATGGATGGAGAGTGGGACGGTATCGTCCCGGGCGACATCACCGTCAAGAAGGGCGCGCTCACGATGCAGGACAAGGGCATCAGCGTCCCGTCGGCAGACGTGACAGCCACGGGCATCAGCCTGACCGGCCACACTCACACAGACAGCCGAGGCGGCACCACTTCTGGCCCACAGTAAGGAGGGATAGACATGGCCGTCATGGCATCGTGGAACGGCAAGACGTGGGGCGTCTCCAGCCAGAGGATCGCCGCACTCAACGGCATCTCCCACAGCGTCGAGCTCGACACGGAAAACAGCGACGACAAAGCCGGATCCCCGGCGACCAAGACCAAGGCGCTCAAGCTGCAAAGCATGAGCTTCGACTTCGATCTGGCCGCCGCGGTCGGCTGCGACGTGCGCAGCGAGTACGAGTCGTGGACGGCGCTGGTCGGGCAGTATGCCCCCTTCTATCTGGCCGGCCGGCGCTTCGGCCCGGCCAACCTTCAGCTCACGGGCGTGAGCCTATCAGACACCAAGCTGGACAACCTCGGCAGGATCCTGACCGGCAAGATCACGATCAAGCTGACCGAGTACGCCGAGGAGGCCAGCAGCAAAAAGGCCAGTTCTGGAAAATCCGGCAACAGCGGCAAGAGCGGCAGCAGCTCCAAGTCGGCGGCAGGCATCGCCACCTACAAGGAGCTCGGCATAAGCTCCTCGGCTGTGAACGTCGGAGCCTCCAGCAGCGCCAAAGCATCCAAAAAGCCAACCAATGCGCAGCTCAAGTAAAGCGAGGTGATCCCAATGAAAGCATCTGGCAACGGAGCGCCCGAGATCTGCGTGCAGAACCTCCTCAAGACCATCCGCGGAGAGGTGCCCTACGAGCGCATCAAGGGGATCGACCGCACGCTGATCGACAAGCCGAGCGAAACCGCTGCGACCGATCTGGCCGCCGACGTGGAGTTCGTTGTGGAAACCTACGAGCCCCGCGTGCAGCTCAGTGACTCCGACCTGAAAGCCCTGACCGCTCAGACCGGCGACTTCGAGCTGCGGGCCAGCATCGAGAACATCACATGAAGGAGGTGAACAGCGTGAGCGACGCGACAAATATCTACGGCGAGGACATCAAACTCACCACGACAGACGCGAGCACCCTATACAAGACCATCATCACCGAGCTCGAAAAGGGCGCCGGCGAGCCGCTCTACCCGGGCGACGAGCGCCGGATCTTCGGCGAGGCTCTCGTGCCCGTGTTCGTTGCCCTCTACAACAGCCTCAACGACGTCGGCCGGCAGACGCTTCTCCGCTATGCGAGGGGCGAGGTGCTGGACGCCATCGGCGAGCGACAGGACGTGAAACGACTGGAAGGCACACCGGCCAAGACGACCATGCGCTTCTCTGTCTCCACGCCGCAGGAGAGAAACATCATCATTCCGAAGTGGACGAAGGTGACGCCGGACAGCGAAAACTATTTTGCGACCGACGAGATCGCTGTGCTGCAAGCCGGCGCCTACTCTGTGGAGGTGCCTACCTCGGCCGTGAGCAACGGCACGAAGTTCAACGGCTACGCAGCCGGCACGATCGCCACCCTCGTCGACCTGATCCCCTACATCGAGTCCGTCACCAATCTGACCGAAACGGCCGGAGGCGATGACGGCGAGCCCTACACCACCGAGGGCGACAACCGCGTCCGCGAGCGGATCCGTCTGGCACCCGCCAAGAGATCCACCGCAGGCCCTGAACAGGCTTACATCTACTGGGTAATGACGGCCGACAGCTCCATCGTGGACGCAAAGGCCGTCAGCGAGAAGGAAACAGTCAGCGAGACCCTCACGGTCTACGACGGCAAAGCCTTCAAGGGCGGCGGCGCACTTCTGACCGACAGCCTCGTCGTGAAGGCCCACGGGCAAAGCACGGCGGCGGTCAAGGACACGGACTACACCGTCGATTACACCGACGGCCTGCTGACCATCACGCTCAAGGGCAGCCTCTCGGCCGCCGAGAGCGTCGACATCATCATCACCCGCACGCTGGAGGGCTGCGTCAAGATCGTGCCCCTGCTGGAAGGCGGCGGGATCCCCGACGCTGCCATGCTGACGAAGGTGCTGGACGTGGTCAACGCCAAGGACATCCGGCCGCTCACTGACAAAGTGAGAGCCGTGCCCCCGGAGGTCGAGACCTACGACATCGAGATCGTGTACTACACCACGCCGAAGAACGAGGCCGAGGTGATCGCCAACGTCGAAGGCACCGGCGGCGCGATCGACCGCTACAACGAGTGGCAAGTCGCAGCCCTCGGCCGGGACATCAACCCCGACCAGCTCCGCAAGCGGATCCTCTCGCCTTCGTGGGGCGAGAACCTGACCGGCGCCTTCCGCGTGGACGTCGTTAAGCCGACCTACAAGGCCCTCGACGACACGCAAGTCGCCAAGTTCAGCGGCCACCTGACTGTCAGCCACAAGGTCGAGAGTGAGGTGGTGTAAATGCGGCTCAATGAGACCGAGATGGTCAAACTGCTGCCTGCGTGGATGCAGGGGGACGGCAGCGACAAGGGCATCGCCACCGGCTGCGACATCATCAGCCGCGACGCCTATGCACGCCTGAAGCTCCTGAGCAGGTGGGACAAGATCGACCAGCTCAACGATGCAGAGCTCGACGAAATGGCGTGGGAGCTGAACATCCAGTGGTATGACAGCACCGCGCCCATCGCAGTCAAGCGGGCCGTCATCCGCAGCAGCGACCGCGTCTACGCGAAACTCGGTACCCCATACGCTGTGGAGCAGATCGTGGCCGACTACTTCGGCACCGGCGAGGTCAGGGAGTGGTATCAGTACGGCGGGCAGCCGCATCACTTCAAGGTGCTGAGCGACAACCCGAGCCTCGTCAACAGCAACCTCGACCTGTTCCTGAAGCTGCTGCGGACGGTCAAGCGCCGCAGCTCGTGGCTCGACGCGATCCTGGTCTGCCTGACCGGCGAAATGTTCCTCTATTCCGGCATGGCCGTCAGGGATCACACCCAAGAGGTGCACGTCATGGGCAGCGACGAGATCCACATCTACCACGCGGCCGTCGTCCACGACAACAACCGCGAGACCGTCAGCATCGGCACCGACGCGGCGGTCATCTCAGACTAAGGAAAGGAGATAGACATGGCTGCATTTATCAACAACGACATCACCACCGCCGGCCTGATCGTTCTGGCGAAGGGCGTGGCCGGCCAGAAGATCAACTACACCAAGATCGTCCTCGGCGATGGCTACCTCGAGGAGGGCCAGACGCCCCGCACCCTCACCGGCGTGGTCAGCCCGAAGGCGACCGTCGACATCACGAAGCTGAAGATCAACGGCGACGGCACCGTGGCCGTCGGCGGCATCTTCACCAACGGCGACGAGACCGAGGGCTTCTACTACCGCGAGCTCGGCCTTTATGCCGAAGATCCCGACCCCGAGGTCGGCGAGGTGCTGTACTGCTACGGCAACTGCGGCGATCTGGCCGAGTGGATCCCGCCCTCCGGCGGCGCCACCATCGTCGAGAAAACCATCGACATCGTCACCGCGATCGGCACGGCCACCAACGTGACCGCTTACATCCCCGCCGACGCCTACGCCACCAAAGAGGACTACGAGACCTACAAGGCCATCGCCCTCGGCGCGCAGGCTACGGCCGAGGAGGCTCTGGCACTCGCCCGGCAGGCCATCGCAATCGCGCAGGCTGCCGAGGCATCGGCCAACGACCTGAGCAACGCGGTCGGCCAGAACACCAGCAAGATCGCAACGCTGTGGGACGCCGTTTTCAGCGACATCACAAGCAACCCGTTCCAGATCACATTCGCAGACTTAACAGGCATCACGCTGAAGTCTGGCGTCTGGAACGCTTCACTTCAAAGGCTCGAGTGCTGATGGGAAACTGCTACAACTACACCCCAATCCCACCGGCCGAAGCCTCCTGCATCATCGCGCACCTGTTCGTCGAGCTGGCCCTGCCCTGCTCCTGCTGCAAGCGGGAGGACGGCGTCATCGTCATTCAGGGCAAAACCTACGACGGCAGCAGCGCCCGCGTCACAATCAAAGGCGAGGAGGTGAGATACTACGGCAAGCAACGGACACTCGCGGCCATACGAGCGGGCCAATGTAGGCCGCCCGCCCTTCGGCCGTGACAAACTGCCCGAGATGCAGGTCATCACGGACGCCAAGGAGCTCGAGAAACACACCTACATCAAGACCAGAAACCCGGCCGTTTTCCCGAAGAAGGAGCGGCTCGGTCTGGCGCAGAGGATGATGAACGAGGCCAGCGACCTCGTCGCCGATCTGATGGAGGCCAACGATCTGCTCCTGACGGATCCCGAGGAGCGTGAGCTCAGGTATCGCGCGCAGCGGTCGGCGCTTCGCAACTGCCGAAAGCTGATCCACCACATCGAGCTCGCGCATGAGATCCTCAGCGGCTTCAGCGATGACGCCTTTGCATACTGGGCGAAGATGGCGGCCGGCGTGAAGAACCAGACCGCCAAATGGTACAAAACCGATAAAGAGAGGGCCGCCAAGCTGGACGCGTAGAAGCGTCACCAGTGAGGCGGCCCTCGGGGTATGCCTTGTTTTTTCGTGCCGGCTCGGCCAACAACGCCCGCAACGTCAACACCGATGGCACTCTGAACAGGAACAACGCCTACAACGGCAACAACGGCCTGCGCCCCGCTTCGATGGATCGCCCGACTTATTAACCGCCCGGAGACGGACGGCGAACACTGTGCCCCATCATCCAAGGAAGGCATATCCCTCCCGCAGCCGCGGCCGTCTGACCGGCCCGGTCATGGGTAAACACAAGACCGCCGATGCCACCGGCGGCGCACGCAAAGCGTGGCCGGAGCTATACACGGCGGGGAGACTTTTCAATGGAGAATATCGTAAACAGCACCATCGCGCTCTACAAAGCATACCGCAAAACCCGCTGCGGAAAGCGCGACAACCCGACCGCCATGCGCTACCGCATGGAGGCCATCGAGCGCACCGTCGCCCTCTCTGAGAGGCTCCAGCGGCGCGACTATTCCTTCGGGCCCTACTACCCCTTCAAGGTGTACGAGCCAAAGGAGCGGCTCGTCCTCGCCATCGACTTCGAGGGCAAAGTCGTCCAGCACTCGCTCTGCGACAACGTCCTCGAGCCGGCGTTCTCCCGGCGCTTCATCCGGGACAACTACGCCGGCCAGATCGGCAAAGGCACCCACGACGGCCTCGACCGTCTGGCTGCGGCTATGCGCCACTATTTCTTCAGCCGAAAGGCAGCAGACGAAGCAGCCCGCAAGGCTGCCGGCCTGCCGCCCCGGCCGATGAACGAGTGGGACTACGCCGACGGCTGGGTACTGAAGGGCGATTTTTCAAAGTTCTTTTACACCCTGCTCCGTTCCTACTGTTACGAAACGGCCCGCCGGGCCCTGAAGTGGCTGAAGGATCCCGAGCTGATCGACTTCGCTGAGTGGCTGCTGTGGCTCATAATCGACAGCACGCCAGACCCCGGCATCCCGATCGGCAACCAGTCGAGCCAACTGCTCGCGCTGCTCTATCTGGACGCCTTCGACCACTGGCTGAGGGATGACCGCGGCCTCGTATATGGCAGGTACATGGACGACTTCTACATCATCCACAGCGACAAGCTGCTGCTCCGGCAGATACTCAAGGAGATCGAGGCGTACATCAAGCCGCTCGGCCTTCGGCTGAACGGCAAGACGCAGATCCTCCCGCTGAAGAACGGCATCGACTTCCTCGGTTTTCACACCTACCTCACGCAGACCGGCAAGGTCGTGAGAAAAGTGCGAGCCAAGAGCATCGACAACATGAAGCGCAAGATCCGCAAGTTCCGCGGGCTGGTGGACTCCGGCAAGATGACACTCGACAGCGTCGTGCAATCCTACGCGAGCTGGACGGGCCACATCTCACACGGCAACACCTACCACCTGCGGCAGAACATGGACGCCTATTTCTTCAGCTATTTCCCGGAGCTCAAACCATCACCGAAAGGAGACACAACTCATGGCCCAAAAACTGAGCAACCTCGCAAACAAGTCGAAGGTCAAGTTCGGCAGCCTGTACGGCAGCCCGATCGTCTGGATCGTGGCCGATAAGAACCACGCAGGCTACCCCTCCAACAGCGTCACGCTCGTGACCAACCAGATCATCAAGATGCTGTGCTTCGACGCAACAGAACCGAGTAACGGCAACAGCGACCGCCGCGGCTACGGCAACAACCGCTACATCTACTCGAACCTGCGCCAGTGGCTCAACAGCCCCGCGGCTGCCGGCCAGTGGTACACCGCACAGCACTCCGCAGACCAGACGCCGGACTCCTCCCACGTCTGGAACGGCGTCAACCCGTACAGTGGCCTCGCCGGTTTTCTGAACGCCTTCACCGCCAACGAGCGGGCGGCTCTGCTGAACACCACCATCATGGTCGGCAAGAGCTCCACAGACGGCGGCGGGACGGAGACCTGCACGGACAAGATCTTCCCCCTGTCCTGCACTGAGGTCGGCCTGAGCGGCGACCACGTCTGCGGCAGCAAGCTGGCGATCTTCAGCGACAACAACAGCCGCATCGCCACCGTGACGGCCTCCTGCGTCGCCAATTCCAACTATTCCAGCAACCCGGGCTCTGGTGCCGCGTGGTACTACTGGCTGCGGGACGCCTATGCCGGCTCGGCCGGCAGCGCCCGCTACGTCGGCGCCGGTGGCACTCTGGGCGGGGGCGGCGCCTACTACGGCTACGGCGGCCTGCGCCCCGCTTGTAATCTGTCCTCTGATCTCCTGATCTCCGACTCCGTCGACTCGGATGGATGCTATACAGTGATCTACAATCAGGCGCCCACAGCGCCGTCGTCCATCACTGTCCCGAGCGAAGTGCTCGGCGGCGAGAACCTGAGCATCTCGTGGGCGGCCTCCACCGACCCCGACGGCAACCTCTCCGGCTACGTTCTGGAGCGCAAGGTCGGGAGCGGCACATGGGCGCAGATCTACAAGGGATCCTCGCGCAGCTACACCGACGCCATCACCTACGGATGGACGAGCGTGCAGTACCGCGTCAAGGCATACGACGCCGCCGGCGCAGAGAGCGCATACACCACCAGCGCCACCCGCACCGTCACCAACAACAGGCCGCCCGTCATCAGCGGCAAGGACGGCGCCCTCGGCAGCTTCGGCACGGCGGCCCCGTCCTACGAGTACACCGTCACCGACGCCGACGGCCATCAGGTCGACGTCGTGGAGATGCTGGACGGCGTCACGCTGCGCAGCTACACCGTGACCCTCGGCCAGACCAACACGCTGACGATCGGCTCCGAGGCGTGGCTGAAGGTCGTGAACGGCAGCCACACCCTGAAGATCGTGGCGACCGACGCCAAGGACGCCAGCGTCACCCGCACGCTGACCTTCACCAAGGCCGTCACGTCCGTCGAGTTCGAGCAGACCCTCGCTATGGAGGCCGACGCCATGCCGACCAAGGCCCTCGTCAACATTCAGGGCAATTTCCCGGCCGGCTGCACGCTTCAGGTCTGGATCTGCAACAACGGCAACGACGCGAGCCCGACGTGGGAGGACATCACGCAGAAGGCCCGCACCGGCCAGAAGCACTATTTCACCAACCAGACCAAGACGGCCGCAGCGTGGGGCGTCAAGGTCAAGGCCAAGCTGCTCCGCGGCTCCGCTACGGAGACCTGCTACATCCAGTCGATCGGAGGTAACTTTGCATGATTAAACACAGAGCCGACAGCATCCAAAAGCTGAACGACGAACAGGCCGCAGAGGCCAAGAAGGACAAAACCATCGCCGAGCAGGCTGACACCATCGAGCTGCTGAAGGGCTGCATCATGGAGCTGGCCGACGTGGTCTACGGCGACGGAGGGGAGGTAACAGCATGAGCAAGATCGTCGAGCTGTACGTCAGGGAGCTGACCCGCGAAGGCTCCACCATGACCATCAACGACGTCCCGAAGAAGCTGCGCAAGCAGGTCGAGGACGCCATCGCTGCCATCGAGGCAGTCGCAAACGCTGGCACCGCGAAGGAAGGGGCGAGCGAATGATCGCCCGGGCCCTCGCGTGGCTATTATTAAAAATTGCAGGAAAGGAGGAGCGTGAAATGCTGGTACGTCTGTATGCAGGCGAGATCATCATGGGCCGCATCACCGAGGACAACGTCCCCGCGAAGCTGAAGGCCCGCGTGCACAAGTATCTCGTCGACATGGGCTACTTCGACGACGTCGAGGAGTAAGCCCAACAACAAGGAGGGCCGCGTCCTGCGGCCCTCCGGCTTTTATGAGGTGACACAATGATCGAAATCAACATCGGCGCGCTCGTCGTCCTACTGGGGATCCCGACGGCCGCGACCGGCTTCTGCTTCTGGATGCTCGAGCACAGGATCCAGAAGCGCGAGAAGCAAAAGGAGGCCGAGGAGGCCAAACGGCAGAAAGAGGCAGCGGCCCGAGAGCGTGCCCGTGAAGATCTCCAGATCATCACCATTCAGGGCACGTCGGCAGCCATCGCCCTCGGCGAGGCGACGGCCCGGGCCGTGCAGCGCATCCCTGACGCGCATTGTAACGGGGATATGCACGCGGCCCTCGACTACGCTGCCAAAATCAAACACGCGCAGAAGGACTTCCTCACCAGTCAGGGGATCCACGCGATCATCGACTAAGGAGGTGAGCAGCATGGCCGCAAAGAAGCGCCGGCGCAAGCGTAAAAAGAAAATCGAGGCGAGCAAAAAGCTCGCATACTGGGCGGCCAGCGTGGCAACGCTCAGCGCAGCCAGCTCTCTGCTGCTCTCTGCCTTCGGGCGCGACCCGGTCGGTGAGCTGACCGGCACCATCTTCACCGCCTGCGTCGGCTATCTAATCACATACGCCGGCAAGAGCCTCGGCGAGAAAATCAGCCGAAACCGCCACAGGCTCGACGCCGACGGCAACCCGCTCCCGGATCCGTCCGGGGACACTCTCAACAATGAGGAGGCAAAAGGATGAACACCATCGACATCACACCCATCGTCAAC